ATCTTGGCGAGCCATTCCGTCACCTGCGGGTTCGTCGCAAGCTGCTTCGCCAGGTCAAGCTGTTTCAGGTCTGGTGTAGGGTCAGGCATGTGTCAAAAATCTCCTTCGGTTCTGTCGTCGTTGCGCCGCCCTCTGGGCCACCTCTGCGGCGGCCTTCATCTGAGCTAGCGCCTTGAATTGCGGCAAACGGTCTAGCGTCTGCCGTACGGCTTCACGCATCGAGGGTTCAAGTACGGCCATGAGTTCGGCGGGCGTGGTCATCTTCTGGGCCTCCGGCTCGGCTCGCTGGGCGTCGGGGTCGGGATGCTCCCCGTGCGCGCAGCATTGCGGAGTCAAAGGGCCAGCAGGCTTTTCCTGCTCGCCGGCCAGGTCATCGTTGCGTCCCTCGACCTGCTTCTGTTCGTCCAGCATGTCGCCAAGCATGTCCTTCAGCATGGCGCACATGCCATGAATTTCCTTGCAGACGGCCATCAGTTCGTCCATGCCCTCGGCTTGATAGACGATTTTGACTTGCGACTCGACGACCGGTAAACGGGGCTTGCGTACCGGTTGTGTTCGTAGCAAGTCAGGATTCGAGTCTTGCCCTATGCCCGCGTCCTTCGGGTCTCGATAGCCAGCGCCGGTGTGGTCGTCAGGCGGTGTCTCATCCTGCGGCTTGGGCGCGGTCAGCGAGAGCCGATAGAGCGTGCCTTTGACGCCGCCCTTCGCCGTGTCGAACAGTTCCTTCGTGTCCCAGCCTGCGTCTTGCGGCACATCCAAGCTGTGCTGTGGACGCGCCTTCATCCGGTCAATCACTGCCGACTCGTGCGCGCCGATGGGACACACTGAACACTCCACCAACTCAAAGCTCTTGATGCGGACATACTGCTCAGGCTCGCCATGCGCCACATCCCCCGGCGACTGAGGCTCGACGCGCTCCGCTTTCCGAATGTAGAACCCAATGCTCACCGCATTGAGCAATCCGTCTCGCACCCGGTTGCGCACGGGCGCGATGTCCTCATACTGTGCCCCACCAGGAATCCAGCCGAACAGACGAACCTTGTCGCCCGTGACCTCGATCTGCCGCCACTGACCAACGGGCATCTTGCTAAAGTCGTCATGCGCGTACAGCATAATGGGATTCTTGCGGAATGAATCGAGCAACACGTCTTGCGGGGTGTCCCACGCGAAGATGAACCCCTTGCGATTCGGCTTCGCGTTCTTGTCCACGGCCGTGGCCCAGAACGTCACGTCCCCGGTCTGGGGGTCTTCGACCGGGCCGCTGGCTTGAGTCTCAAACGCCAGCGTCATCAACTCCGGCGTTTGACTCGCGCATCGCTCGGACTCCGGCATCGTTATCGTCACGCTTGGCTGGACATCCTTTGGCATCTTCAATCTCCTGCTACCGGACTTTCATCTGCACAGCGACGCTGGCGCAGTTGCAGTTACAGTTTTCCTCAGCCAATCGCCCCTGGCCCGGATATTGCATCTGGTCTCGCCCGACGAAGAACGGCTCGTGGTTGTGCACGACCGTGCCGTGCACGTCAATGTGGGTGTCGCGTGAGTTGACGAAGCTCGTCACCCACTGCTTGTGGCTCACGTCGAACTCGTCTCGGAACGCCTGCCCGCCCGCATTCATCAGCTTCGTGGTTTCGGTCGTGGCGATGTTCGCGGCCCGCGATTCCTTCATCGTGCCGAACTCGTCAACGATTCGCGCCCGCAGTTCCTTCCACGTGGCCCGATCCTCCAGGGCACGCGCAACGGCCTCGGTCATCTCCTTGTGTGTGGTCGTGGCGATTTCCTGGTAGTAGCCTTCGTCGTACTTCATTGCCGCGGCTTGCAGCGCGTCGGCCCGGCTGTCCCACTGCTTGCCCTCTGGCAACTCGACAAGCTCTTTGTCGAAGTCGCCGCCGAGAATCAGGCCACGCACGATGTGCGGCTTGGATTTGTCACGCATTTGTCTGCGCACAGACTCTGGCGTGAGCACTCTGTCCACGAGTCGGGCCGCCCCGCCCTGCTTGGTCGTGGCGGACATGGCGTCCCATGAGTTCTCCGGCAACTCGTCGAACGCTTTGAGGAAGTCGCGTTCAAGATCGCCAAAGATGCCGCGCCACACGCGCTGATAGCCTCTGGCGAACTTGCCCTGCCACTCCCGATGCCGTTGGCCGAGGATGGCGAGGATACGGGCAGGATAGCCCGTTGGTTTGCTGACCTGCGCCTCGATGCTGGCCTGTGCTCGTTGCTGAGGCGGCGGCTCAGGCTCCGGGGCCGAGCCGTAGGGCATGTAGCCGATGGGCACAAAGGGCACGTCACCCCAAGGTGGACGTGGATATCCGTAACGTTCCGCGATGTCGCCTGGGGCAATCGCAAAAGTTCTGGACAGCATTTCCATATCCTGTCGCTCTTGGTCTCTATCTTCGGCGACCGGCGAGTAGAACTTGACTCGCACGTCCTCGTCCCATTCGCGCCAGGCCAAGTCCATGTTCACGCGCTCCTCGACCATGAGCAGCTTGGGCGCGATGTTCCACTTGGCGAACACATACTCCGATGCCTCTGCCGTGGCCCGGTTCTGAACGTCGCGGGTCAGCCCCATCATCACGGCGGGCACTCGGAACATGGCTGAGATTGCCTCTTGTACCTGCCGACTCGCCTGCATGAAATCCATCTCACGCGGCGTCTTCGAGAGTTCCTTGATCTCCATCGTCTTCGAGATCGTCACGGTCTTGCCCGAATGCCGTGCGCCAGCATAGACCGCGTTGAACTCGTCCCGCAACTGCGCCCGCTTCTTCGGATCTCCTTCGCTCACCACAAGCACGAAGAACGGGAAGATGCCCTGCTTGAACGCCCAGTACTGCGACTTCTGAATCTCGTCGTCCACCTTCACGCTGCCCGCCGCTGCCTGCAACGCGCCCACGCCTTTGAGCAGGCTTTGGATGCCGAGCATTCTGAACGGCACGATCTCGTCCACCTCGTACCGTTTCTCTTTGATGCCGTAATCGCCGGACACTTTGAGCACGTAGTGGTCAATCAGCACGTCCTTGCCCACGACCGCTTTCATCTCGCCCAGCAAGGGCCAAAGTTCCGCTGGTTCTTCGGCCCGGTTGTGCGCAACGTACCAGTAGTGCTCGCCGACGAAGGTAATGTCCAATGCGAGCAGATACAGCATGTCACGTAGCGTCAGCCAGGGGTTGGGGCGTCTCAGCAACGCTGTTAGGGGATGCCTTTCGTCCTGTGCCCACGAGTCCCCATCCCGGACTTGAACCTCATACTCAACCATGCTCAGCGCGTCGGCCACCGCGGTCGCCGCCGCATACTGCCACCGGCGGAAGTACTTGTTCACCTCACTTCGGGAAATCTTGACGTGGCTGGTGGCGTCATCGCCCTGAAACAGTGGTGCGAGCTGGTCAATGCCCATGATGGCCATGCCGCCCTGGCCCGAAGACATATCGTCTCTGTGTTGCGCTCGCGTCCTGTGTGTGGCCCGTTTGCCCATTCGCTCTGTGGCCTCTGGCGCAACAAAAAAAGGCTACTGAGAAGACTGAGGCTCCTCAGTAGCCTTTGATGTTGCGATAGTTGCGTCAGTCCGGACGGGGATCAGCCGTCAGGATGTCCCGCTACTACTACCACAGCGCGTGTTCGTTGTCAACTACTTTTCTGCGGTGGCCATCCGGTCACACTTCGACGAAGTCTCCTATCTCGCGCTCACGCGGCGCGAAGCTCATCATCAAGGCGTCCGCCACGTCGGGGCTGTGGCCCAAGACCTTCTTCGTCTCGTCCTTCGGCACGAGCCGCATCTGCCCGCTCGACGTGGGCTTGTCCAGTTTCAACGCCATCAACTCCCCGGCCAGCCGCACATACACGTCATCGGACAGTTCGCTCAGGTCAATCTCGCCACGCTCAAACATCTCGCGCACGCGCCAAGCCAACTCGGCCCGCAGGTTGGTGAACCGCTCCGACTCGGTGGCGCTCTCAGCTACGTTGACCGGCCAGCAATCAAAGCCTTGCTCAGCGAGCCGGTCATACACGCCCGCACCCACGCCGATAACATCCACGCCGCATGGCACGCCCGCCTGCTTGATACGTCCCGCGCTTTCCATCGTGTCATGCCCATGCCAGATAGTGACAGGCCCGATCTTGCCGCCGCGTCGTTGGCAATGCACGCTATCGTCCGCGCCCGTGCGAGCGATGTCCACGCCAGCTACCGGCGATTCCTCAGAGGGCAGGTCTCGCAGACGAGCCGCGTCAATCCACTCCAGATTGAGCAGGCTTTCCTCGGCCTGCTTGGCGAACTCGCCGAGCACGTGCATCGCAAACAGCGGCGACCTCTCGCCCCAGGCTGCCTTGCGTTTGTCCACCCACTCCTGAGTCACGCGCCCCGCTACCATCGCCTCGGCCAACGTGACGTGTCGAGTCCACCAATCCTCATAGCCCGGCTTGTGCGAATGGATGTCGAAGAACCGGCCCAGCATGATGCCCGGCGTGGAGATCGCCAGGGCGTATGAGTTCGGGCCAGTGAGCGAACCCTCTGCGCTGTCCCACATTCCGTCTGGGATTGCCTTCGCCTCGTCGAACACATAGAGCAGATGCTCGGCGTGCGCGCCCTCCATCAACTCGGGCCGGTTGGACGCGAGCGCAAACGCCTCACAGGACGCGCCGCGTCGAACGCTTAGCGTGAGCAGTTCGGGCTGCCGCCCCACACGCGACCAGTCCGCACGCTGCGCCCACTTGTGAACTTCTGGGAAAAGGTAGTGGCTCAACT